GTGTGTAAACGGCTGTGCAACGGCAAAAGGGCGAATTGCACATGCCCTCCTGAAAGGTACATCCTTAAGGGATTCTATAGGGTGTGCGGTTGTGCAGTTGCACATGCCTGCACATATGCACATGCATCGCTGAAAGGTGCATGGATACTGGTACGTGCAGCTGTGCGTACGTGCATCTCTATAGAGAACTATAGAAAGGTGTATACACACACCTTATCTTGTAGAAGAGATAGCTTCTCTTAGAGATACAAACATGAAACAATTAATACACATAAAATAAATATTATTATGGCTAATAAGAAACTTACAAAGAGGCAAGAAAAGTTTGTGGATCTCATGGTGTACCAAGATTGGAATCAGACTAAGTGTGCTCATCTTGCCGGGTATGAGAATCCTGGAGTGTCAGCCACTCGGTTGATGAGTAACCTGGAGTATGGTCACGTGCAAGAGAAGATGAGGCAGTTAAAAGCTGTACAGCGAACGAAGAATGAAATTACTTATGAGGGTATTGCGAAGAAGCTCGGAGAGATTAGAGACGTTGCATTGGCAGATGGGTCTTATGGCCCAGCAGTAACGGCAGAGATAGCCAGAGCTAAACTTGCCGGTCTTATGGTGGATAGGAAGGAGTTGAAGATACATAAGATAGATAACATGAGTCGGGATCAGCTGGAGGTAAGGTTGCAACAGTTAGCTCAAGAGCATCATATTCGTATACAGGGAGAGGTTGAGGTTGTGAAGGATGAAGACGTTACTCAAGATCAAATAGATCTGATGGAGAATCTTGAGGAAGAGGTTGTTGAGGATTCTTCCGAGGAGCAAGAGGAGTTAGTTTCTGATCTCCCAGAAGAAGATTTAGTTGAAGAGTAGCTTCTTCTAGTTTATTTTTACAGTAGTTTTGAATCTTAATACCTCTTTCAAAGTCTTTAAGAGAAGTTTCAAGATCCAAATCCCCGGACTCAAGTTTATCAACTGTGCGTTCTAATTCTGTAATTGCTTGCTCAAAGGTTGGCTTGCTCATTACTGCATAGTAGCATATTTATTTTTCCTTTAGACCAACAACGTACCCACAGATAAGTTTGACCTTGTAACCTTCTTCAATCATCTTTACTGCTTCTTTGTTGTTTTTGGTAAGCCTAGAGTATTTAAACTTGGATCTTTTTTTTACAGTACCATTGGCTTCAGATGGAAGTTCTTCCTCCCACCTGGTTTGCATTTTATTAAGTTTCATTAGACATGTCCTCCAATTCATTAATAAAGTCTACTACGTTTTTCTTTGAAAGTTTTGTTAGCGTTGATGCTATTAAGAACATGGCTAACTGTTTTCTTTCGTACTCCGGGAGAAGCAGTAGTTTTTCTAAGAACTCTTTGTACATTGCAGTTTCCATGTTATTTGGTTCTCCATATGCGATACGTGTCGTCATCTTCTCTTCTGAAAGTAAACGTGCGATCTTTGAAGTGGTTGGTGTAAAAGTTGGGTCTGTATTTGTAGACTTCTTTTTTTGTTAGTCCTGGCATGCTGTCTCCTACTTCTAGTTTGTCTAGAGTCTCACAGAAGGGTGAGTAGAACTTGCGTGTTGGTATGTCTTTTTCTATTTTAAATGTCATTGTTTTTTTCCTCTTGTTTAATTAATCGGGTTAAATACCATTCGGCTTTTCTTAAATCATCAACGCCACCTTTAGCTCTGTGGCGGGTAATGTACTTAATGATATTGCCTTCCAGGTAATTCATTGAATGAGACTGGATATAATCAGTCGTTTCTATTCCTTTGCGGTAGTAGTCTGGGTTTATGTTATCGCTCATCATTGTCTCCTAAATAAAACATACAAATAATTAATACCGATAACATAAAGAATGGGGCCATTACTTTTATTAATAATTCAAACTCAGTCATTTGGCAGACTCCCATAGTGGATACTTGGCTTCTAAACATACCGGGCTGTAAACAGAACCTTCATCTGTTGAATACTCTAAGTGTTGCATAGCAAAGCTTCCGGAGAATTCGTCTTCTCCATCTAGATAAACTTTTATATCCAGCTCTTCTGATTCGTTCTCATTCATTCGTATGTCCCAACGTCCTACTCTAGACCAATCAGTTTGTCCTCCTAACTTACTAATTTTTGCGTGCAGTTTTGCTACCAGGGCATTGTCTAGATGGATGGCTTCTAAGCGACTGTTTAGAAATCCTAGCAATAGATCTTTTTCTTCTTTACTTATTATCATCATGCTCCCCCGGTTGTATGTGCGTACCTATCCAAGCACCTGGTTTTTAGTTTTCCACAAGTGCAATGCAAGTTGCGTTCTTCGTCTTCGTAGGAATTGCGTTCCTCTGATATAAAGTTTCTCCAGTCTTTAAGTTCTGTTTTCATGTCTCTCCTTTTTGTTGTTGAAAAAAATCTACCAATCCTTTAATCAAATAATATGGTAGAAATAATATTGCTACAGTTAGAAAGACTGATAAAAATATCAACCCGGCTAACGTGTAAAATAATACGTTTAATAATTCTTTCTTCATTCTTCAAACTCCTTTGGGTCAAACTCTTCAAAGTTTAGAGAGGGACAAACTTCTCCCTCTGTTTCTCCTTTTAGTTTGGAATAAGCTTTAGAATGTGCTTGATATAGATGTTCAGCTTTGACCGAGTAGTAACCTACTTTTTCTTCTCTTACTCTTATATGGTATGTTTTCATTATTTATCTCCTAGTGTTGTTTGTATGAAACGTTCTTAACATTGGTATCCCAACAAGCACGACAGTCTCCGCATTCACCATCTTGTTTTGGTGCTGGACATTCATGTCCTACTGCTTTTAATTTGTTGTGAACTGTTGATGTATGGCTTGCCGTTTTAGAGGGCCTATCATCAATCATGGTTGCGCTAATGCGTACAATTAGATTATCTGGAATTGTGTTCCCAGCTTTGATTGAGTCGTTAACCATCTTGTGTTCTCTGGTTGGTAGCCAATGTTTAATTCCTGGTGTCTTGCGTGCAACTTCACAAATGTTTTTAAAGTGTTCTACGCTTTGTATGTCTCCAGCATCATGCCATCTAAAGAATGGGTTCTTTTCTTTTTCAATCATGGCAACCATGCCATCAACCCACGCCGGGTTTAGTAGTGCGTCTAGTCTTTTGTATTGTGCTTTCTTAACTACAGGGAATCTGGTGTAGTTTCCTTTCATGGCATAGCAATTAAAACAAACAGATCCCTTGATCTTTGCGAGCTTGCTTCCTGTCTTGCATTCCCATGCTGGTAAGTTAAAACTCTTGCATGGCATCTTTGTAGTAGCTGATAGGTTGCCACCTATGATCTGGATAGCTTTTATTTTTTGCATTAGCTTTAATCTTGAGTAAGTTTATTAAGTATTTCTTGTATGTCTGAATCAGTAACTTCTTCTTCCATTATGTTTGTTAGATTTTCTATCAAGTCCACATCCATGCAAAAATTTAAACAAGTTCCTAATATTTCTTTTTCTTTATTAGATAATTTCATTGTCGGACTCCTCTAAATCATCAATATCTAATCCTTCTGCTAAGTATGAAGCATCATAATTTTCTACTCTGTATGTAATTACTTTCCCGTTTTCATCTTTGAGTGCGTTTCCGTCCTCATCTTTTCTATAGAAAGTTAAATCCCATACTGCAATATTGTTGTATTCTTTTTTAATCTTATCGTTCATTGTCGGACTCCCCTGTTGATTGATATTCTTCTGAATAAGTATCTTGGTCTTGTTGCTCCCATTCACACATAGGTTCAGAATGATTTAGAGCAAGTTCTATTGCTTCTTCTTTGCTATCTGCTTCAACTGTCTTCTGTACTTTGTAGGTGTAACTGCCTTTGATTATAAATTTACTCATTTCATTATTTTCTTCTTTGCTTTCTGAATATCATTTCACACTTTGCTATGTGTCTCTTATGTCTGATATTGTTTGCTCTCACATAGTCTTTGAATTCATCAAAACTAATACTAAGTGATTCTAGTAATGGATCATCAGATAGTTCAACTTCCATATCCCTATTTAAATAAAGCTCTGCCAAAGCTTCATAAGTTTTTCTTGTTGCTTTTGCCATTGTTTTAATCCTCGTCGGACTCCCTTAATTGGTTAAGTTCTTTCTTTAGCTTCCAGCGGTTAGTTTCAGACATATCTGAA